CTTGTGCATGTCGCTATAAAGCGAACGATTTAAGAACTCAGTGCGTAGTGTAGCGAGTAGATTTGCGTTTGATACCATCATTTTATTCTCCGTTGTTAGGTCCAACATTGGACTTCATTTGCTTTGCAAGTTGACGCAACTCATCCCATCTATGCTTTCGCATAGTTCTGGCATAGGTTGCAGCCATAGCCTTTGACTGACCAAACCTATACACTATAGGTTCAGTCACATCAATGTCACTAGGCACTTCTTTGATCCAGCTAGAACCCAATGGTTTGTGGGTTCCAACTGGAAGGATGTTAAACTTTGCCATTAGGCAACTTTCCTTTCTTCTATTTCAACTTCAGTAGAAGTTGCAGAGTCAATTAGCATCTCTACAACTTGTTGTAAATCAACATTGTACTTCTCAGCAGTAGCTAAGACATTTGCTACAATGCTTTCAGCATTAACATTTGAAGGTTTACCTTCAGTGTCACCTTCAGTGTCACCTTCAGTGCTAGGTCCATCGTTGGACTTATCAGCCTTATTCATCGCTGACTGCAAAGCAGTTAATGAAGTGAAGCCTTTCTTTGAGGCTTTGATGAAAGCAGTAGCTTTGTCGTAGTTCTGGTAAAACCAGAGAGCCTCTGATCTACGTCTCCTGTCTATGTTGGCTATGCCAACTTCAGCAAGTCTTTTAGACTTGATCCTACCACCCTCTGCTTCAGCAGTGAGAGTATCCATCAGTTTACCTAAACGGTAACTTAGCTGATCCATCTTGATGGATTGTGTGAACTTCTTCTTCAAAGAAGTCTGCTCTTTTTTGTACATTTCAGCTAAAGCTGAACCTTCACTCTCTAGAGTGTTGATAGCTGGGATTACTGTAAGTGCTGTTGAAGTTGCCATGTTCTTTCTCTCTCTTTCTAGGTTTACTAAGTGTTATTACTTTCACTAAAGTATAAGTAATAACACGTAAGTAAACCGTAAAGAAAGAGGAGAGAGTTGTCAAGTCTGAAGTGCCGACAAAAACTGTGCCAACTATTCACGTGCGAAAGCTTCGCTTTTGTTGCGCGATAGTTAGCTAGGACCAACATTGGACCTCATCTTAGGGTGGGTGGTATTGTGGACATTTGTAGTCCCCCGTAGGGTATTTGCACTGTTGCATAATTGACACACTCGAAAACACTCTTGTTTGGCAAGTGATTTGATAACACTTGCAGTGTTGTTTGGGATTGTCTCGCATATGTAGTGCATTATGGCATATGCAACACATAATGTAGCGCATTTGCAAGTGTTACATGGCATATGATGCGCTGATGTTACACACCATGCAGGGTCGGGCATGGGCCACCCCCCGGTCCCCCGATACGTGTATACGTATAAATACACAGATTAGGAAAAATCACTGTTAACCAGTACGGCAAGTGACAATAATATGTGACCTATTAGACACACATATATATTTTTTTAGTATTTTTAGTATTTTTTAGTTGACAGGGGTTGACGATATGTGTATAACTATATACATATAATAGATCACTTAAAGTGATACACTTAAAACTCCCTTAAATAAAACTTAAAAAAACTCTAAGATATAACACTTAGATGTACACTTATAGTGAGGCACTTAAATGGACATTAATTCTATTTCATTAATAGATATACTAATACGTGTTTGGCCTATATTGCTAGGTATAATAACTTTAATTATCGTATTAGCTAAAATGCATGGTGATATTGTCGTACTAAAAGAGAAAGTAAAGAGTTTATTTGATCTGTGGAACTCTAGATCTAATTAAATGTTAGTTAGAGAACCAGTATTGTTACGTGTTTATTATTATTTGCCTGACTATAATAATTTAGTGCAGGAGTTTACGTGGGGTACTATAGATGTAATACCAGAGTATCCACGTATAAATAGATTTCTTAAATACTGGCACAATAATATTGATGCTGTAATTGCCAGTATAGACTTAGATCCGTATAAGGAGCATATAGATGGACTTCAAGAGTATACAATCACGTATAAGCAGTAGCCTACGATCTGTAGGTGACAGGTTATCTGTGTTGTTAATGGACAGAGACTTTATGAGATTGGCAATAGCTGTGCTAGTAATATTAGGTTTCATAGCATTAGCTCTATCGTTTGGAAAGATGACTTTGTGAGAATACGTAAAGATAATATTTTAACAGAGTTTTATGAATCACTAAAGAATAAAACATTTAGAAACTTACATATACCACATAGTGACGTATTCTTTGTACGTGCTGCACTAGAAAATGCAACAGGGGTAAGATATAGTTTAGCACATGTAGAAAAGAGCATGATGCTTGAGGGATGGAAAGATGGCTAGGAAAGCTGTTAAGTTTACAAAGAAAGATAAGAGTCCTACTGGTGGTTTGTCGGCAGCAGGTAGGGCAAAAGCTAAACGTGCAGGACATAATCTAAAAGCACCTGTAACTGGTAAAGTTAAAAAGGGATCAAAGGCTGCTAACAGGCGTAAGTCATTCTGTGCTAGAATGGGTGGTATGAAGAAAAGACTTACAAGTGCAAAAACTAAAAATGATCCAAACTCAAGGATTAATAAAGCTCTAAGGAAGTGGAACTGTTAAATGGCAGATAAGTATGATAGTTTAAGAGAGGGATATATAGCTGAATATCAAAAGTATAAACCTAATGCATCTTTACAGGATGCGGTAGATTATGCGGAAGAACGTATAGAAAAACTAAAAGCAAAAGAAGCTAAAAAAACAAAAGGAGCTAAAACTATGAGTAGCACTGTTAAGAAACCTGCAATGGCCTATGGTGGTACAGCAAATATGAAAAAGCATATGTACGCTGCTGGTGGACAAGTAACAGATAAGATGAAAGGTTTAAAAGCATTAGCAAAGAAAAGACCTGATGTAGTTAAAAAAATGGGATTCGATGTCTAAGCCTGATCCTAAAGTAGGCACAGGTAAAAAGCCAAAGGGTAGTGGACGTAGACTGTACACAGATGAAAACCCAAAAGATACTGTCAGTATAAAGTTTGCTACACCTGCTGACGCAAGAAAGACAGTAGCAAAAGTAAAGAAAGTAAATAAACCTTACGCACGTAAAATACAGATATTGACAGTAATGGAACAACGTGCTAAAGTTATGAAAAAGAATGAGGTAGTTGCTATAGCTAAGAAAGCTAAACAACAATTACAATCTGCCCATAAAAAAGGAGAACTTAATATGGCTATGAAAAAGAAAACTAAAAAAATGTCTAAAGGTGGCGCTGCCAAAAAAATGATGTATGGTGGTATGTCTAAAAAAACAAAGAAGATGTCTAAAGGTGGAGCAGCTAGACGTAGGTAATGCCTCATCTAATTAGTAACGTACCCCACTTTAATTGTTGGGTTAGAAGAGAGTTTACTAGTAACCATCAAAATTATCACGGTGACTTTCTTCATGCAATGGCATTCGCAGTAAATACAATACCAGATAGATCAGTTAGCTTTCAGATTGTATTTACAGGATGTGAAATAGATAGGGAGGATGGACCTACAGAAAACGTGCATGGTGGAGCTATGTGGGCTAGAATGCCAATACAAGCACTAGTAGCTGACATACCTCTAGAAGATTGGCCTGAACCTATGGAAGACCATCTGTGTCAACCTTGGGATTGTGAGTCACGTGACCATAGTACAGTCGTGTTAGACAGAGTAAGTTCATCACCTTGGTTATGTAAAATAGGAGGTGATTTCTACACAGGTAAATATTTATTTACCGTGGACTATACAGGTAATGATATTGCAGATGATCCTGCACAGCACAAGCAATCACACATACTATACTTAACAGATGCTGGTAGCTGGACAGGCAATTTTGTAGCATTACCTAACAATAGGGTCAGGGCTACGAGTCCTGCTTTATGGCGCACTGGAGAGGGTGCACCAGACTTTACACCCTCACAGTGGTCACATTCAGCAGAAGGACATGAGTCTTACTTAGACCCATCTGTAACTTTTAACAATCTGTATTCAAATGGCAACAAAAAGAAAAACAACAGCAAAAAGAAAAGCAGTTAGACTTAAAGCTGGTGGGAGCACCGTAAATAAATCAGGTAACTACACTCAGCCGGGTATGCGTAAAAGATTATTTAATAGTATTAAGGCTAGTGGAAAAGGCGGTGCTCCGGGGCAGTGGTCAGCGAGAAAAGCTCAAATGTTAGCGAAGCGTTACAAAGCAAAAGGTGGAGGATATAAATCTTAATGACCTGTGATTGTGGCGAAAATGATAAGTGCATGTGTGACACAGAAAGATGTGATAGTTGCATAGAATGTAACTGTGACCCTAACGTGTGTAAGTGTGGTTGTCATGGCGAAGACTAAACGACAGGAAAGCCTATCAGCTTGGGGCAGACAGAAGTGGCGAACCAAATCAGGTAAGCCATCTACACAAGGACCAAAAGCAACAGGAGAAAGATATTTACCTACCGCTGCAATAAAATCCTTGACACCAAGTGAGTATGCAGCTACAACTAGAGCTAAACGTAAAAGTAAAAAACAACACGCTAAACAACCAAAAGGTATAGCAAAGAAGACTGCAAGGTTTAGGAGAGTGTGATGTTTGGTTTAGGATCTTTGATAGGGCCAGTGGCTAATTTAGCTGGTACATGGTTAGATGGTCACGTAGCTGAAAAGAAAGCTAAGACAGAAGCTAAGATCGTTACTATTAAATCTGAAGCTAAGATAAAAGAAAGACAGGCTACAGGTGAGATAGATTGGGACATAGCACAGGCTAAAGCAAGTGAGGGTAGTTGGAAAGATGAATGGCTTACAATTTTATTTTCGATACCTTTGGTACTGGCGTTTGTTCCCGGTTGTGAAGATATAGTGCAGATAGGTTTTGCACAATTGCAGTTGATGCCTGACTGGTATAAGTATGCTCTTTCAGTAATTGTAGCTGCATCGTTTGGTGTACGTAGTGCCACTAAACTATTTAAAAAATAAAGGAGAAATAAAATGGCGTTAGGTAAAAAAGTTGCTAAAAAAGTAGGTAAAGCAATAAGTGGTGGTTCAGGTAAATTAGAAAAAAAGAAAAGGTCGGGAAAAAAACTTACAAAGTCTGATATGTTTAAACAAGGTATATTAAATAAACTTTCTAATGATGAATTAATGGAAGAGTTAATTCGTTTAAAACTTGTACCTAGTAATTTTAAAAGAGGTGGTGTAGTTAAAAAAGGAAAATAACATGGCAGAAGAAAACGTAATAATAGACAAAGTTGCATATCAATCTAACAGACGTTACATGGCATGGACTGCATTAGGCACAATGCTTGTTGCTACAACTGCTGTGCTAATATGGCCTACTAGGTTTGCAGAGGCTGACAGTATTCTTATGATGATGTACGGATCATTGTCTGCACTTGTTGGTGCATACTTTGGTTTTGCAATGCCGAAGAAGAAGTAGTAGCCATGCCACATTATACAAAACCCCTAACAAAAGTAGTTAAAGGCTTAAACAAAGCATCTAAGCTACACGCAAAACAAGCTAAGACATTAAAGAAAGTATTAAAAGATCAGAAGACAGGTTATAAAAAAACTACACATTCTAGAAAAAGAAAGAAGTAGATGAAATATAACTCAAGTAAATTAATGGATATGCTAGTAGTAGATGAAGGTATGGAATTACAAGTATATAAAGATAGTCTTGGTATAGACACAATTGGAGTTGGGCGTAACTTAGAGCACAGAGGTTTAACAGAAGAAGAACTTCAACACTTAGGTTATACAACACTACAAGATGTATACGACAAAGGTTTAACTTTGTATGGATCTAGATACTTATTAAGAAATGATGTTACAATAGCTGAGTTAGAATTATGCAAAGCTCATCCATGTGTTAAAAGTTTAAGTGCAGAAAGACAGATGGTATGTATTAACATGGCATTTAATTTAGGAATACCAAGATTAAATAAATTTAAAAAGATGTGGACAGCTATACATGATGGTGATTACGAAACTGCTTCTATAGAAATGCTAGACTCTAAATGGGCAGATCAAGTAAAAGGTAGAGCAGTAAGATTAAGTAACATAATGAAGACA